AACAGCCGTGCCCACGACGCCGCTGATATCGTCCAGCATGTCGTGGGCGTCGTTGTACGTGTAGGTGCCGGTGTCGATCAGCGCGACCTTGACAGTGCCGGTGAGCGCGGAATCGGAAGACGCCTGAAGCAGGGCTTCCTTCCACTTTGGATAGATTTTGTTTGCCATTTGGTGTCTCCTTAGAGTTCGGTGATAGAGTAAAAGGTGGCGGGTGACGTGAAGCTTTCATAGTCCGCGCCAATCCAGTCGTCGCTCATGTACTCGTGACGAACCCAGGCGAACTGGTAGTAACCGTAGCCATCGGCACCTTCAGCAGCCCCACCAATTTCGTAGCGAACGTCTGCGGATGTAGTTGGCCTGGCGCTGCTGGACCCAGCGCTGTTCTTAACGCCGTTGACCGACAGTTTCCGGGCAGAGGTGCCGTTCTGGGCAAAAGCCGCGCGGTACTTGTTATAGGCGGTCGGGAAGGTTCTGGGTGAGGTGTAGAGCCAGCCGTTCGACGTGTTCCATAGGCCGAACCCGTTGGCTGTTGGGGCATCGTACATGCCAGAGTGCCGGTCGGTCGCCGACGAGATTGACCGAACGCCCATGATGGCCTGCTGAATGACGCTCGGGGTCGCGTACCAAGAAACAGCCATAGTCCAGATCGTAGACTTGGACTTCTGGAAGCCAATCGGAGCGCCGTGGATGCGAGACCAGCCCTGCAGTTCCGGCACTTTTTCATAGACACCGACCCGCCCGGTGTGCTGCGTGAAGATCAGAACGTCCCCATAGGCGTAAACCGATTCTTCGTCACCACCGTAGGTCGGCGGAATCACCAGCCCAATGACTGTTCCATCCTTCTCGACCTCATAGACGCCATTGCCGCGACTGTTGATGTAATATTTGCCGTCCAGTTCGGTCATGCCCTGGATTTCATCGACCGCACTGGAAAGCGTCAGATCGCCGACATAGGCCCCGGTAGTCTTGTCGAAGTACGGGATAGTGCCCGTTCCGGCGCTGGTGTAGTCGGTGACATAAAGCCGTCCGAGGGTCACATCATAATGCACCCCGGAAGACTCTCGCGTTGCTCCGGTCAGTTGCAGGTAACCAATAAAGGACAAGTCAGACAGCGCGAAGCGACCGATGTACTGCGAGTTGTAGGGGCTGGCCGGATACTCCTGAATCGGCACCCACAGTTCTCCGTCGATGATCGACGGAGCGCCGCAATGGTCCAGCGTGGAGTCACCGGTGGCAGTGATCATATCCGAGACTGGCGTGGTGCTGGTCGTCAACAGCGTTCCTGTTGAAGAGTACCTGCGAATGCTCGCGGTGGACACCGCGTAGTAGGTGGTTCCATCAAAGGCTACACCCTGATTTGCAGTTAGGAAGACCTCGCCGACCTGCTTCCACTGCGTCTCGACTGGGCCACCGGCCAGGGACGGCGAAGAGCCATCAGTCCGGTTGATGACCTCTGGGAAGACAACCGCGACTTCGTAGCCCGTCCAGACCGCATTGCGACCGTGGGTGTCCGTCGGGCCGAGTTTGGTCGTGGACAGGTCCAGAAGCTTGACGATGACCTCGGTGTCTGCTGCCGCCGTGAGCGTCTTGCGAACGAACAGCAACCCGACCTCAAGTTCGGTGTCGATAAATGCCATGTCATGCGCGATAAGGGTTGCGCCGTCCGACTCGTAAACCCGGACGTTCCCACCATCGCTGCGCACCGCTGTCCAGAATGAGGATGGCATTTCGGAAAGGTGGATCGGCGTCACAAAGTCCGTCAGGTCGCTGCCCACCGTGCCCGAAGGGACTGTGACCATGTACTCGGGATCGCCATCTACATCGACTTCGGCAGCACCAAAGGTGGCTGCATCTTCGAACAGCGTGCCCACGATAATGGCATCTGGTGGTACGACGTTGCCAGCACCGAAAGTGGCCGCATCTTCAAATGCGACCCCGACCACAATTTGCCCGGTGTTGGCCACAGTGCCCGCGCCAAACGTCGCTGCGTCCTCGAACAGCGTGGCCGACACAAACACCTGGCTGGTCAGGGACACTTTCAAGCGCCCGTCTTTGTAGAAGCCGATGGCATACCAATAGTTCGTGCCGGGGGTCGCGGTGGTGTCATCATACACTTCCACATCAGCCGCCAACGTCGCATGGACAGCTGGCAAGCTGGTGGCGTCGAACGGGGTAGTGTCGCGGTACACGCGGACTTCATCTTCCTGGAGCAATGGCCCATTCGGATCAGCCCAAGTGATACGGATCATGGAAGTACCTCGACGGAGAGAATAGTGGGCGGCAGGAGCGTCAGCATAGTGATGGTCGGGCGTTGCCAGCTTTCGTAGCCATCGCGCACGGACGTCACGCTGAAACGAATTTTGGTCGTATCGTCAGGCAGAACGGTGGCGTCGTCCCAGTCGTAAGTTGTATCGGTGCCAACGTTCACGTCAGTTACTGTGGACAACACCGCGCCGGACGCGTCCAGGGCTTCTGCGATGAAGCGGTAGGTAACGCCAACTTCTGGTCCGATTGCCAAGTCGTCGTGGTCCTCGGGAACGGGCGTAGTTTGCGCCGTGCGATCACGGCCCACCCATTCAAATGTGGCGTCCACGTAGTATTGGTCTTGCACGTAACTGTCGTTCAGCTTGAAACGACCGGGCGGATAGGGCCGGATTGCGCGGCTGTCGAAGGTCACGGTGTCCACGGGCGCGGCGGGCAGAGTTAGCGTGTCGTCGACCAAATTGGTGAGCAGCTTGACGTCGATTTCTTCGCCAGCAACGTATTGCGTCTCGCGAGGGTCGGCGTTTTGCAGGAAGATGACCCTGGCCCCGATTGCGTGAGGGACTGGGACGGTGTCAAGGCAGGCCCTACCAATGACGATGTCGATGTTGCCAGCGTTTTCTGTCATACTGTCGACACGAACCAATTCGGTACCGATCAACGCCAAACTGTTGGCATTCACCCCATCCAACTCGGTGCTGGGGGCGACGGTAATCAGGGTGTCGTCAGCTTCGGAAGTAAGGGCGTTAAGAGTGAGAACAGACGAAACAAACTGCGCGTCGTCTTCGCTCTGATAGCCACCGCCAGCGTCAACTGCGACCGTGATGTCGCGGTGTGCAGGCGTTGACTTGGTGCCAGTGGCCAACAATACGCCTAGATCAGGTTCAGAACTCAAAGCGCTGTCAACTTCGCTCTGGGTCTGGTCCAAAACCATCAAGTAATACGGCGCTTCTTCAACGACGCGATACGGCGAGGGTTCGGCCCGCGCCGTAACAGGCGGGGGTGGCGTGGTGGGGTTACCAATAACGCCGGAAGCGGGCAGAGCGTAACGGTCTTCGGAAATTCTCACAGTGACAGAATTGTCGTACCCATCGCCCTCTTGCGACTCCATGATCCTGACGACGACGTTGTTGATGCCGAGAACAGGCTCATGAATGATGAACGGTTCGCCAATTTCAAGGTCAGGGGGCAAGTACGCAAGTACGATCTGACCCGACAGCAACGGGCGATCCTGTACCGAAAGGTCCCGCAGACACACGCGAGTGGCTAATTCGGCGGTGGTGATCGACAAGTATTCGACAGGTTCACCAGGAATGATGCGGCCAGCGCGACGAACCCCCGCCACGTTGGTGCGGGTAACACTGGCAGTTTCGCCATTTTCGCGCTTGGTATAAATCACTGTAAGTTGGTTGGGTACTTCGCTACGCTGGGACTTCTCCAGGCCCGACCATTGCAGCACTATGCTCGAATCCAAAACCTGCAAGTCTTCCGGGTTGTAGTCGTTCCGGATAGCCTTCAGTTCGATCTTGCCCGTGCGGCGGCTCCTGTAGGAAACAGCGTCCACGTGGCGCTCGATGTCTAGGCGGTCAGCAGCCACCACGTCGCCGCCGCGAAACGCAGGAGACAAACCAAAACCCTCGTTGAAAAACAAATCGGCGTTTTCCGCAAAGCTATCGCCGATTTCGGCGTCCGTCGCGATCCCACCACGCATCGGGTCGACCCAAAGACACCGAATCAAGTGAGCCGGGTTCATGTCGGCCCAAGTGATCATAGAATTGGACAACGCCACGAACATGGCACCGGGGTTGCCACTCTCAATCACCGGCACTCCATCATTGGGAGTGTTGTCGATTTTTTCGGTTTCGCTAGTATCTGCGTCATCAATGTTGAAACCGTATACTTCAACGCCGTCGATCGTAGCCAATTCGGCTGCGGCCAACTCTGGACTTCCAGGGTTGGGGGCACCGTCAGTTGTGAATATGACAAGCTTGCGACGGGTTTCGGTCGTGCTTTCACCACCCAACAAAGGTATACGAATGCCACCGAACAAATTTCCATCATCGATGTCGCGCTGTAGCGTACGGTCAGTATCAAAGAACGTAGCCGCAGAACTCACCGCTAATTCCCAGTCACCGCCGTAAGTGAGCGTGGTATAAGCCTCCAACCAAACGGCGATTTCTTCGTACGCAGCGTCGGTGCAATCAAAGCGTTCTATTGTGCCGTTAATTGAGTTGCTGAACGCCACAATACGCACACTGTTCACGGTGCCTTTCATGGCACGAATGAACGCCGCCAATGCGGCCTTTTGTGTGACCAAGTTGCCACCGGACATGGACAAAGAAGTGTCCATGGCGATGAATATGGAAGCGCCGCCGCCAGCCATTTCAACGCCAACGACAGATTTAGCGGGCAACCAGTTCCGATGGATGCCCTTGATGTTCAAAAGCTTGTACTCCATGTCGGGCAATCTGGCCGAGTTTGCGCCGATATAGGGGCGACGCCATACGATGGAGAAAACCCCCCGGTACGCAGAAACCAGCGGCCCCAGAACGGACGCCAAGTAGTCGTTTACCCCCTGGCTCGGGTTGCCGTCTAGAAGATCAAAATCCCCGTTAAAACCGCCCTCGCGCTTGTCCCCGCCAAACAGCTTGTCTTTCTTTACAGTGCCGCGCCCGTACGCCAACATACCGCGCCAAGCTTCTTTCTTGGCGAAGCGCATGGCCAACAGCGCGTCGGCTTGACGACACAAAACTTTGTGCAAGCCGGTGCCATACTTGTGGCCGATGGTTTGCTTTTTACCGCTGCCCATCGCGCGCCTCGCGTTCTTTTGCGGTTATCTCTAGTCTGTCAATAAGGTCCAAGTGCTGACCAGGCGCGCGCAACTCGTCGGCGGTCATGCCCTCGCGACAGAACCTTTTCCAGTCCAAGCCGTATGGCGTGAAAAACATGGCTTTGGCCCCCGTGCGCGGATCAACGCACACGCGGGACCTTGGGTCACGGAAATCGGCCAGTTTGATTTTTGCGTCGCTCATTTCTTCTTGCTGCTTTGCCTGATGGGCTTGGTCCAGAAGTCCCCCTGCCACGCTACATAAGAGTTGCGCTGCCAGCGAGTGCCGCCAAAGTCCAAAATACGGTCGCCTTCATTGGCCGTGGGGCGATCAATCCCCTTGGCAGCTTTGGGGCCTTCTGGCGGCTTCACGAAAAGGGACGCGGCAAGGTTGAAAACAATGCCCAGGACCAAGCGCCACCACATTAACCTAGTGCCCTTCCATCGTACGGGGATTCGAGCATCCACCAGAAACCGCCAAAATTGGCGATGTTGTCAAACTGCAAACAGCGCTCTGCGGTCAAGTCACAACCGGGGGCAACGTCAACGGCTTGGTCGCCAATGTCTAGGGCGTCTTCCAAACCAACCGGTGTGGCTTCAAGGGTTAGAAGCGAACCAGAGTGTTCTTGGATGAAGTATTCGTCACCACCCCAAAACAACACTCCAGCAGTCAGGGTGCCCTCTGGCTGTAGCGCCGCCAAAGGCACGGTCACAATCCTGCCAGCGGCTTCGGTGATGGTCATGGCCTGTTTCCAGTCCTCGATGTCTAGTCTGCAACCGCCACCATCGTCTGTCGTAAAATAGTGAGCATGACGGCACAAGCGCTGCATAACTTGGGCCACGCTGCTGCGGTTCATGGCCGTGAAGCCTTCTTCGCAAATCAGGGCAGTAGCCAGAAGTCCAGGTTGCACGTTAACTACGCGCCCCACAAACTTCACCGCGTATTCCTCGTCGGGGTCGCCTATGAACGTTTGCCAGATGCTGATAGAAATGTCCTCTTGCTTGTCGTAAGCGAGGATGTCCTGGACGATTTGGTTCGGTGTGGACTTTTTGATATAAGTCGGAAGGCTAATCTTAACTTCGGCGCGTTCAGCCCGTGTGGTTTGGGAAGTGCCGCCATTCAAAATGGCAGTAGACACCCAATTCGTTGTGGACACGAAAGTAGCATCCGGTTTCCCAGCGCTGGACGTAAAACCACGACCACGGCTAGTGACATGATAAGTGGCGACACCGGGTATAACAATGCGATACAGCCAAGCAGCGCGCTTGTTGAATACCTGCTCAAGATAGTCCTTAAACGCCATCAGGGCACCTCAACAACTGGTGCAGCGCAGAAAGCCGCAAGGCCACCGCCAGCGAATTGATAAGCGATTTCAATGATGTCAGCGTCAAGCCTGGACTTAACCGCCATGCTTACAACTGCAGAAGTCGTGAAATTCACGCCAGTAGCCGCTATCGCCAACTCTTGATTGTCGCCGTCGTCTGCGGCGGCAGTCACTTCTCTCACTACAAAATTCGCGCCCTCTCTTATGACGATGCGACGACCTACCATTTCGGCGCTGGCAGCAAAAGGGGCCACAGTGATCGTCAAGTCGGCTGCATCGATCTGTTCCACCAGGGGCAAATCGTGCTGATCGGTGGGCAACCAAAACGCGCCATCACGCCCACGCAAGAAATGTAAAAACTTCCTGCGTTCCCAACGGTCCGTGTGGCTTTTGTCGTACCAGCTGACAGTCCCCCTACGGCGGGTGTAAGTTTCGACCTGTTGCAAAGCGTAGGCCCCGTGGCGCGAAGAAAACACGTCCACGGCCTGGTTAAGGCTGCCGTTCAAAGGCTGAAACGGGACTCTGCCGTCCGTCACCACTGGCAGGCCGTTATGCGTCGGATAAGGGTTTTCTGACAAGTCCAACGGCTCGATGGCCATGAACCGAATGGACATGCCCTGTGCTCCGAACCCAGTTTGGAACTCGATGCCGCCTGGGGCTATGCACAATTGCATGGGGACAACCACCACGGGTTGGTTTGAAGAGCCAACGTAACCCACCAATCCGTCCACAAGAGTGATGCTGCCGATGCCCACAGCGGCCACTTCGCCCTGTTCCCAAGCGTTGGGTCCTGTGCCGATGAACACCTGTTGACCAACAGTATAAGCCGTTGGAACCTCTACCGACACGATGTCTTCTGCCGCAGCTATCGTACCAGTGAAGATTGTGGCATTGGGCCACTCTGGAACAAGCCATTCACCGTCTGTGTTAGTACGCACAACTTCAATGGCAGCCTCGGCTTCGGCCACGGGCATCAAATGGCCCAAGGACAAGTACTGGGTGGCGTCCTTAAGACTATCGCGCCACTCCGCCGAACGGGCCATCCGAACATCAGTTTCAAATTCCAGGGTTTCTTGGAGCGACTGCGGCCACCAACGCCAAACATCAGCCATTGCGACCCAACCGCTTTTGTTCGCGCCCGATTTGTGCCTCACCCTGGGGGCTGCTACGCCAAGCATCGATCTTGCGGGGGTCGTCCAGCACGATCACGGGCGGTGCCTGCACGTTGATGCGTGGCGCAGGCGTTTCCTGGACGTACTGGCGACCGCCACCCGCCCCACCAGCGGGGCTAGCGCCTACAGCCCTTCGCAGAAGGTTCGCTGTGTCAGCACCGCCCGTAACGTTGGCGGGGCCAGGGACCAAGGTAGGCCGCGTAACAAGCCTGCCGTCGACGAATTCGGGCCGCTTCTCTGCAACAATGCCCATGGACCCCTTAGGGATATGGCCACCAGAATCGAAAAGGCCCGACAGCCAACTCCCGTCGCCCCACATCATCTTGAAGGCTTGGTTCAAGAACAAGTTGCCAAGTTGGCGCAGAAGATCGCCAACTGCGGTGCTCAAATCCTTGGCACCTGAAAGCACACCGACAAAGAATCCTTGGGCGGCGTTTTCGATGCCTTTCATCGTCTCCGACACCAATTTTTGTTTTTCTTCAAGTCGGGTGAGTTCCTCCACCAGACGAGCAATTTCTTTACCTTCTTCCGAGTACACCGTTACGCCAGCTTTCTGCAGTTCTTGGTGCAAACGGCGGGCTTCATCATTCATACCGATTTGGTCAATCTCAGATTTCAGACTGTCCACAACTTTCTGAATGGCTTGGGCCTCTTTTTCGGCTTCCGCTGCTGCGTCACTACGACCCGCGCCACCGCCGCCACCGCCACCGGGTGGTGGTGTGTATTTCATGCCCGCGCCACCGCCGCCACCGCCGCCACCGCCACCGGGTGGTGGTGTGTATTTCATGCCGCCTTCTTCATAGGTGCCAGTAGCAGGCAAAAGAGCATCGGCGCTATGCTCCATCATAGCAACGATGTCCATTTCCCTTTTGATGGACCGCACTAGGCCCAACAGAGAATTAGCAGTAGGGAACGCACGGGCAAAAACCTGCGACAAGTCCGCAGAGGACGCTTCGAATAACTCACGCTTTAGGGCATCGGCAGTATTGGTTACGTCCTGCAACACACCATCGGCTGCTTCGATCTGGCCTTGCAACTCGGCAGCAACAAGGGTGCTGTCGTTCAGCTTGTTGTAAAATTCCGCCATTTCCGGCGGCATCTTGGACACAGACCCATAAGCCTGTTCAAGCCATTCACGAAGGGCGCGGGCAGCCTCGGCAGCTTGTACCGGCCCTTCGGCAGCCCCCAAATCACGCAATAGCCCCAGGAACTCGGACGCGGCCCGTTCCGTGAAATTAAACTGATAGCGGAGTTCTTGGACTGCTGGGATAATGTTGGCTATTTGACCACCGATGTTGGCCTCGCGTTGGTTCAATTCACCAAAGGACTGCGAAAGGAGCCGGACGTTGTTCGTGAGTTCGGCGACCGCAGCCGCTTTGTCTTTTTCTTCACGGGCCTTTAGGGCGATAGCTGCGATGGTCGTCAGTTGCCCATAGGACTTGACCATTTCATCGAGGGGTTGAACAGAAGCTTCCACAGAAGCCCTGTAAACGTCCAGGGCTTCCGCAAGGGCCTTAGTGGATTCAGTGAACTCTGCAACGGCATCTTTGCTCTTGAAGAAGTCCGCTATCATCGGCACCAGTACGGCGGACAAGCCCACAGTCGCAAAAATGGCGAGGTTCATCGGGTTAGCCAATTGCGCGATGCTGGCCCCAAAAGTTTTAACCGCGCCGCCCACCCCCATGGGACCAAGAACCTGTGCCAATTGGGAACCCTGTTGTACCATCATGGTGAACGGGTTCTGACCAGCCTGCATCATCACGCCGATGTCGAAAAGCTGCGCGCTGACGTTACCAACGTTGTGACCAGCCACCGTGCTGAAACCTTTAAGTTTCTGCATTTCGTTGTTGGCATGAACATGCGCGGCCCTGACCTCGGAAAGCTGCGCGCGCAGACTTGCGAGAGACAGAACCATTTGGTCGATGGCGGCTTTATTGGCCGTGCCTGACAGGCGCATTTTCTTAAGTTCTGCATCTGTCGCAGCAATCTTGACCTTGAGGTCAGCGGCTTGAGTGGACGCTTTACGGCCAGCAGCAACAAGCTTGTCCAGTTCCCCACTGGCCTTGGAGAGGTCTGTGGTGTCTGCTGTAAGCTTGAGGGTCGCTACATCAACCACTTAGGGGCCTCTCCATCGGGGATTTCATGAACGGGCTACTGGCCTTGTTGTACTCTGTAACATACGCCCAGGACATATCGAACAACAATTGGATTTCCCACCCTTGGGTGACTGCACCAGTGCTATTCGCAAACGCGGCGACTTCTGTCCACGTCTGGGGCAGAAGCCCGCCCATCGCCCCGGTGGTGGCGAACTTCATTTTCATGAAGGCGTCTAGCAGATAGGCACCTTCGCCGACATCGGGTAGGGGTGGAGTGATACCCGCCGCCATGAAGCGCTTTTGTCGGGTGTCAGGGTCTTTACCGGGTTTGGCGTGTAACCAGCCAGCCTGTCGCGCCCACAGCAAGAGGGCGCTTAGACGTTTCCCAGTGACTTCTCAAGTTCGGCGGCGCGCTCGATCACTTGGATGGCGAACGACTTGTTGACGACTTTCAGACCGCCGTTCTCCAAGTCTTTCTCATGGCGCGGGAACACCAAGTTGAGGAAATCCTTGGCGTTCTCCATCGTAACCGGGACGCCATTAAGTTCGACGTTTTCGAAACCCACCAACAGCGAGAGGGCTTCTTTCATCGTGTCCTGATGGAGATTTTCCATCGTGTAGACGTCCTTGTCGTCCTTGGCAAGGGACATCTTCTCGGCGAGGTTCAGCTTCTGCGCGGCCTGAACCGAGGGCGACGAGTTGCTGCGCACGATAAACATCGCAGTCTTGTCGTCTTCGACCAGAGGCTCAAGGGTCTCTGGGTGCAAGATGGGGAAGGCCTTTCCTGCTTCGGCCTTCCCACGGGCGTCAAATTTGGTGAAATCCATCGGCATCGTTCCTTATGGCGCGGTCGTGCGCACGTGGTTGTAGTTCTGGCGGAAGCTGCAGGTGAAACCCTGGAAGGTTTCGGTCGTCGCCTCGTTTTCCATCAGGTTCGACGCGATGCCCGACATGTAGGTGTGGGTGTTCGTGCCGGTGGGTTCGACGACCCTGACACTGACTTCGGCCACGTAGGACGGCGCGGCGTAGCCGATCAGGGCAACCTGGCCAGGGTCGGCAGCGACTTCTTCGAACGACATTTCCGAAACGCGACCGACCGAAGCACCCTTGTCGCCCTTGGTGATGCCGGTGGTCAGGTTCGGGACGTCGATCAGCGAGGTCTCCCAACCGGGGCTGGGTGCAACGATCGGGTTTGCGACCACGAGCCACGTCAGGGCTTCATACCCCGCCTTGTCGAAAGTAGCCGGGACACCCGCCGCGACGGACACGATTTTGCCGATGTGGCTGGTCATTTCTTCTCTCCTTTGGTGGTTTGGACATCAACTTTGATCCAGCCCTTGGCCAGCCACGCTTCTACGTGTTGCTTCAAGGGATTGGCTTCTGCTTGGTAATGGGGGTGCCAAAGCTTCACCCGTGCGCTTACGGCCATGTGTAACTCTCATAATCTACACGGATGGGGGTGCGCCAATCAGGCCCGTCTCGATAGCCGTGTTCTGTCAAGGGGGGACGAGTGATCAGCAAAGCGTCCAAGTGTCTCAAACCGTACGGAAACAGGGCTTCGATCGCTTCCGATGGGGCCAAGACATCGTCCATGTCCTCGTTGGTTTCGTGCACCAACGTGATCTGCACAAACCCCCTGGAAATCTTGCTACCGCCGCTAAGGGACCTGTTAAACTTTTCCACAGGCACCAAGTCCAGCAAGATGTAGGGCTTGGTTGGGTTCGCGTCCGAGTTCGGCGGGTTTACGGTCATGCCGAGAGCAGCACCCACCAAGCGCGCTTCAAACCAGTTCAGAATTTGCCTGTCGGTCATTTCCTACGAACCTCTGCAGCGCGCGCAGCCAGAAACGCGGGGAACTTGGCCATGTTGGTCGCCAGATAAAATCTGCCCGCTTGGTTGAACGTGCGACCGAGACTGTCTGTACCCCGGAACCCCTTCTCGATACGAAGGGCGTATGGCGCGGTCCATTCGAACATCAAGACGTCGCGCAGTTTGATGGTGGCGGTCACCGTTTCGTAAGAATCCGACCCCATGACCCAGCCAGCGCCGTTTTTTCCAGACCTTAGGCTGTCTCGTAGAAACTGCGTAAGGATCGGAATTTTACCGACTGTGAAAGCGCCCCCACGGAATGACGAACTGGCCTGCATGGTCTGCGCTCTGTCCATCACGTCGCGCAGTGCCGCGCCAGCAACATAGCGCATGTTGTGGATGCCCTTCCTACGGAACACCTGCAACTGTGTGACGAAGTCGCTCATTCCTCAAGGAAAAGCTTGTGCATCAAGACAACGTCTGCGGGGGCCAGAACTTCTGCCCGTTCGATGCGCGACCACGCGGTGATGTCGTCAACGTCGTCCAGTACGAAACCAATTGCAACATGATCACCTTTACTGGGGGCTTCATTGAACGGGTTCACCAGCAGCGTGTTGGCCACCCGTTCCACCATGCCCATCGCGTCACGGATTTTGGTTTTCGTTTTGACGCAGTTCAAGAGATAGTATTGAAAAACCCCGGCCACCTTCTTGCGCAGTACCGCCGTCAGAGGGCCGCTGCCAGTTTCTGCGGCTGCCTCGTCGATAGCTGCAGCAACTTCTGCTGCAATGCCAGCGCCCGACATCAGCCAACGCTCCTGATGAACACGCCGCCCTTGGACGGCATGTAACGGCGCAACATGGCATCGATCCGAGTGCTGGTCGGAGACGCGTTGTTGAACGCTTCATTGCTGTCAGTGTTCTTGACGACCGTCCACTTGATACCTTCGACCTCGGTCAACACCTTCTGCTGCGAAGGCGTAAAAGTGACCGAAAAGAAACCGGGAGTGGTCAGTTCGTAATTGGCAGCCTCGTACGTCGCCAACTCAACGACAGGCAAAGTTTCGTCATACCCCGCCATAAAATAGGCGACGTAGTTGTACTTGATGTAGTCCGTGGCGCGTACAAGCGCGGCCACGGCAGCACCGTTTTCGGCGTCGGTTGGCGCGCTGTTGCCTCGTTCAAGGGCGTAAGCGCGCCAACCTTCAAGAGTGCCGTAGGACACTTATTTCTTCGTCGGTTCGATAGGCTTGGTCGTGTTCGACACCGGCTTGTCGTCCTCAACGTCCTCGTCGACGATTTCCGCCTTGTTCACGAGGAACGCAGGCATCACGTCGCCGTCGATTTCCAGGATCGTGCCGACCGGGATCGGCTCGTTTTGCGCGTTGTGCGCCTTCGGCATGGTGACTTTGACCTTCATGGGGTCTCTCCGTCCGTTCAAGGGGTTGGATAGCCGGGGGTTAAGCCCCGGCTATCGGTTTATCAGGGCGCGGAGTGCGCGATGCCCATCTGGCCAGCTGCGTCGTACTTCATCTGCAGCGCAGCGGCGGCGATCACGGTGAAGTCGTAATCGTCCTCGGGGTTCGCACGGAACTTGGCGCGGGTCGACGGCGGCATCCCGTTCAGGATTTCGACGACTTCCTTGTTCTTCACCAGCGCGACGATGTTCGAAGCCGGGATGGAATCCGAAGGCACGATTTCGCCGACGCCGGGGATTTCCATGATCCGCTGCAGGATCGTCTTGGAATAGTTCGCCGTGAATTCCGTGGAACCCGCGTAGAACCAGTCCGACCAGTTCAGGTAGATCGTCGCCGGAACCTTGAAGTTGTCCGCGTGGAGCAACTTCACGGTAGCGATGATTTCCGCCATCCACTGGGCACCGGTCGCCGAAGCCAGCGCCACGCCCGTGGTGCGGGTGTTGCGGCTGGGGTGGTTCAGCAGACCGTAGGAAGCTGCGCCGCCAACGACGATGCCGGTGTAGCCGTACAGCGTGGCGTTTTCCAACTTTTCCAAGATGCGGCGGTTGGCGTTCAGGCGCGCAGCAGCATCGAGGTTGCCGAAACCTTCCGTCTCGGCGGCAGCCATTTGACGCCAGGAGTACGAGTACCCGGTGTCGATGATCGGCAAGGGGGTGCCGACGTAATCGATCAGGGGCGCATCGGTCCGGGCCTTCGAACGGCCATCCATCGAAACGTTGATTTCACCCGAGTCGCTGACAGTCTGGAAATAACTGACCAGCTTGCCGATCGACATCGGACGTTGCGCGACCGCCGCGATGCTGTTGAAGACGGACAGGACCGAGCGCTGCAGTTGGACTGCTTCCCGATCCCATTCGCCCCAAACGTCGCGGGGCAGGGTAGAAGCATTGCCGATAAGCATGCCCTGCCCGTGAACGGCGGCGATCGCCGTCTGATTGGCGCTGAACTGACGGCGGTTGCCGAGCAGGAACGCCGATTGTTGCGGAGTGTAACGAAGCATTCTGCCCTCCTTAGGCTGCGTTGTAGGAGTTGGCGATCGTCACATCCGCCAACGCACCAGCCGCGTAAGCGCCCGGAGTGTCGGAGAAGAAAGCGACCACGACGTTCGCGGCGACCGCAGCCACAAGCCGACCCGAAGCACCGATGGTGAGGGGTTGGTTGTTGGTGTAGGACGCAGCGGCGAGGCGGGCCTGCACGATGAAGCCCGGCTCAAGTTCATACGCGACACCGGTGTCGCCCGAATCGTAGGCGGTGTCTTTGTCCTGACCATAGTAGTCGCGGTTGGTCAGGAGCAGGGGCAGCTTGCCCGCAGCGGCGGTGTTGGCGGTCACCTGGACCAGCTGGGTCGCCGTTTCTTCAACGAACGTCCCCGGCAGATAAGCGCCGGCCACCGGCTTGTCCGACACCGTGGTCGGCTGCTTCTCGGTGGGGTAGCGGAAGATTGCGTTGCCAGCCATCACACGGACTCCTTCTTGGTGGCGGCATCGATGGCGGCGTTCAAGTCATAGTCCTTGAACTCGTCTTCGACGGCGTTCCCTTGGAACGCGGGGTTGATCGGAGCGGCCTTGCCAGGCTGGACCTTGTTGGCCAGTTCGGCAAGAGCGGCGGCGGGCATCGCTTCGGCGGATTCCTTCGAGAGGACACCAGCTTCAACGATCTTGTTGACCAGAACCGTTTTGGCGGCTTCTTCCTGCGCCTTGTGGGCGTTGGAAAGGGTCTCGACGGTGGTGGTAACCGGCTTGAGCGCCTCGGCGATGGCGTTAGCCACAACCGTGCCCAGACCCTCGACGGTCTTCGCCATATCAGCGAGGCCCTTTTCGAGGTTGGAGAAACGAGTCTCGTTCTCCGCTTTCTCATTCTCGTTTGCCATGTCGGCGTTCTCCTGTTCACGAGATGTTTCCCGTCCTGTGGAGAACGCCTCCACAAGTGCGGTCTTTATTCTCTCAATCAGAGGCAAACGGGCCTGCTTCTCAAGAGTTCGGACGATGGAATCCACCATCCAATTCATTTCCTCGTCAAGCTGTTCTTCCAGCCGCGAGTTGATCACTTCGATCTGCTGACCGTTGACGAACATACCAACACCCTGTTCGGGGGTCGCAGCACCTTCTTCGTCCAGCAGAATGGCGTCATGGTCGAAGAACATGTCCGCCGCATCCCATTTGGGTTCCTTCTCGCCCGTCTCGACCAGATTGGCAAGCAACCCGGTGGACGTGTGAATGGGCTTGCCCTCGTTGATCGCGTCCAGAAGCCGCTTTCCGTTTTCGCAACGGTTCGCGACCTCGACATCGATCACCTTGTCCAGGAACACACGGCCCTTGTCGCGCCGCACGTTTTCGTTCCAAGCGCCCACGTGGCCGATGTTGATGCCCTCGGGGTCGCGCGCAGAAACGAACTGGCCATTGATCATCGGGTGGCCGAAAGGGGCCGGAGTCCGTTCCAGGGTATGGAAGGACTTCTCGATTTCTTCTGCCGGATACCGGATGCCATTCATGATGACGCCATCAGGCAAGGTTGCAGACGGGATGATGATGACGTCGCGCCCGTTGCGCTTCTCTTTGCGCAGGCCCTTGGTGTTCATCGTCGTCTGAATGTTGACGCGGACCCGTTTGGTCATTCGACTTCAACCTTCTCTATTTCTTCGAGACCTTCATCCTTGAGGCCAGTATCGGTCTCGGTTCCAGAAGTGTCTGTGGGGGCAGCAGCCAAATAGTCAACAGCCTGACGGATTTCTTCCTTGGTGAACACCAGTTCGCCGGTTTTCTTAACGTCCGTCTTCATGTTGATGCTGGCCATCTTCATCGCCAGTTCCAGTTTGTCGGCCAACGTGGCCTTAGTAAGGTCGCTCCAAGACACCGACCAATCACCAATCAAAAGTCCAGCGGTCGTGAGGACCTCGATGAAGCTGTTGATCAATGGAATAACGTGGTTAACGCGCCGCGCGTTGGTGGTCTGCGCCCATTCGCGGGCGTCTTCCGTCGACGCCCGTTCGCCCGATTGACTGCCCACGAGGATTTTCAGCGGAATTTCCATCGAGGCTGCGAATGATTGCAAAGCCACAAGGAAGAACGATTCAGGGACCGAAAGCTGCACGTTCATCGGTTTGGCCGTGATGCCCTGTAGCATGAGCAGTTCGTCGAAACCCTTGGCGTAGTTGGCGACTTGCTTGTTCATCGCGTCAAGAATACCGGCTTCCTCGACGCCCATGGCGGTGGCCATTTCGCGGAGTGAAGCGTCCTTGTCTACTTCCAAGACCGGCGCAGCCTTGGCGTTCTTCCAGAAGCCCTCGCCGCCAGCGCCCTTGATCTTTTCCATGTCGATCAGGTCGTTGTAGCCAGCCTCAAGAACCGACAGCGCGTGAACCGTACCATCCGAGGACCAAATTACGACCCGGCTGGGGTGCACTTCGAACGACCGTACACGGGAATTGACGTTCCGAGTTTCGTGCGTCTCGGCTTCGTTGAACCGATACATCAGCGGTTGGCCGTAGGTCGGGGACTGCTGATTGGTGTCCCACGACGACACGACGAGTTGCGACTGCCACGCGACGATCACGTCGACCAATTTCAAGATGCCCATCGCGCCCGATGCAGGTTCGTTGAACTGCTTGTTGTCCGCGATCTGCAAAATCAGGCCCGAGTAGCCCCCCACCATCGCGCGCCGATCGGCTTCCGCCATCTTCTGCCACAGCCTCAATTTCTTGAACTGCTTCATGACGGCTTTTTCTTGGGCGCTGTTCACGTCCGAGACGTCGTTGACGATCTTCGGCGAATCTTCCCAGGTCTTCGACACTGTTTTGTGGACAGCGGCCTTCGCCAAACCGTTCCGGGTGTACATGTTGTAGAACATCTGGAAGGACAAATGGGTCGGCCACCCAAAGTCCTTCTTGTAGTCGTGCTTGGTCTGGCCAAAGTACCCCGGAAACATTTCCGCAACCCGGCGAACCGAGTTCAGAACTGCTGTCGCAAGGGGCTTGGGCACGACCTGGTTCACTTAGATTTCCTCAAAAACATCATGGCCTTAGCGCGGGCCTTTTTAACTGCCGCAAACGCGCGGCTGGTGGCATCAACGATGTCGTCCTTGGACATTTCAGGGAAGTTCTCCAATTGCTCGAAGAACCTCTCGTTCCATGACCCTCTTACGACGATGACGTTACCAGCTTCGCACTGTGCCGAAAAAGGCGAGAAGCGAGTTGTCTTTTCGCCCGTCTCTGGACTGGAGCGCACGTCATAATCGTTCAGCATAGCGGTGTAGGATTCGATCTGGCTCTTGCCAGCCTGTCCTGGGTCCTGCGCAATGTCAATGACGATATCCGGGTCGCGCTCGGCGTCCTTCTTAGCGATTTCCTTGACCAGCTTCTCGACGCCCGCTGGTGACTTGAAGTCGTAGGTGCAGTCGAACACCACAATCTTGGGCTTCTCGTCGCCCGTGATTCCCAGCTTCACCGAAGCGGTGCCGTCTGGGTTGTTTTGGCCCGTCAGCGGGGTTGCTGCCAAATCCCAGCCGCGCGCTTTGCGGATGCAAGCGGGCGGAATGTCGACGACAGTCACCCAATCACGCTTGAAGTACATGCCCGCGCTCGGGCGGATTTTCCAGTTGCCCCCAAGGAGCCTTTCGCGTTCGACCAGCGGCAGCGACATCAAGTTGGCCATGTAACCGGGGTCAGCGGCCATCAGAATCTTGTTGTCTGTCAGTTTCGACGCGATGAACGTCACTGACTTGGCTGGGATCGGCATTTCACCACCATCGGGACTCGGCATCGTGTAGATTTCGAGTTCTTCCGGGGAATCAGCCCAGATGATGTTGTCGCCGATGCGGACAAACCACCGAAGGACCCCGGAGCGTTCCGGAATGGCGTAGCCGGTTTCCTGGTCAATCCACCACTCGATGAATTCGGCCACCCAACTGTCAGCGTCGGGGTTCGTGGTCGCCCTGATGTAAGGCCGTATGCCAGAAGTCGACCGGTTCCGCGACATCATGTAGAAGAACTGTCGGGCAGTAAAGTGCGTCAACTCGTCGAACAGCATAAGCGTCACTTGCGAACCTTGCCAGTTCAAAACGCTCTTGTCATGCTCCAAGTGCGCCATCGAGACGTTCGCGCCGCTCGGGAACCGCCAGTCCAGGGTCATTTCCTTGGGGTCGCCACCAAGACCGGGGTACATGTAGCTGCTTTCGTCCCACAAGCCGCCTTCGTTGCGAATTTGCGTGGTCGTGCGTCGAAAAATGACAGCCCCAAACTTGGGGTTCTTGATGTGGCGAACCGGTTCCGCAAGAAGCGCCCAGGACTTACCGCCACCGGCTGCGCCGCCGTAAATGGCGATGTCAGCCGGGGTGCTCAGGAAGGCAGTCTGGGGACCCGGTTGCGGGCGTACCTCAATCAACTTCCACCTTGACGCCGGGTTGCATCGCCCAGTCGAGCAGCCAGTTTGCCGCCGCCAATTTCTTGGTCATCGACATCGGCAGCCAGTACACGATGTGCGCGCAGAAGCTGGCCACCCGCAGTCGGGCTTTCAGTTGCCGCACATTCGTGCGCATTTTCACGTTGATGGTATCAACCTTCGCCATCGGTCGTCTCCACCATTTCACGCCCATTCTCCGGCAGATAGAACAGCACGTTCAGGTCTTTCCCGTCCTTGCCGGTCGCCTCGACGCGCGTGACATAGCCGCGCTTCTTGCCGAGGGTCTGCAGCATAAACTTGAGCAGCCCGATGTCGCCAGCGCGGGTCAGCGCCTTCGCCTTTTCCTCGGCATCGTCCACGAACATGTCGTAGAGGTCTTCCTTGAGGTCCACCAAGGCGATGTCGCGGGAAATGTAGGTGTCGATGGCGCGGCGCGACCGCAGCAGTTGATTCGCCACCCTGGTGACGTTCCCATCGTGGCGGATCAGGGCCACGGCGACGTCAAGGTCAAGAATCGCACCTTCTTGGTCGCGCAAAGTGTAGCAATCGTCCAACGAGTAGTTGGCGATGAAGGTCGGGTCATTGAGGTCTTTGTAGCGCTCAAAGATCGACGTCAACTTGGGGTTCCATCTGACGGGGCACGAGGTCGTACCCGTAAAAGGCTGCGGCGGCTTCGACGGTGTCGAAAGAAAGCAGAGGGTGAGCCGCAACGTCAAGGTTCAGCAGGGAAAGCTGGATCGTGGCGACGGGCGGTTCGTTCGGTTCAAAGGCCAGCACCAACGCCGTGATGCCCCCGATTTCATGACCGGTTTCGTCCGTGACCTTGGTGTGGCTTTTAGACTGGTCGTGGACGACAGTGATCATAGGGAAACCTCGCATGCGCGGCAGCGGGGCTTACCCCGGTGTACCGCAATTTCTGAGGCAGCGACCCCTTGGGGTCCCCCTCAAGTCAAATTGCTCGGGCGTCCAAGACGACCCGCATTTGGGATTTGATGATCATCGCGACCACCCTGTTTCCCTGTACTTCTTTCACCAACGCCGTGACGGCTTCAGAAAATTGGGCCATCCGGACGGAGACTTGGTCCCCGGCCTTGACAACTTTCTTCTCGGCGGTTTCCTGGGGAGAAGGTGCCGCCACGACGTTGGCTTCTTGTTCCACCTTACGCAGAGCCTCGAAAGCTTTCTTGGTAAGGACAGCCGGGGTGCGGTCGCCGTTGCGCAAGAAGCCGAAAGCGTCAGCTGGTGAAAACCAATTCAAATCGCTGGGTGCCCGCAACAGCAGGAACACGAAACCGGGGATGAGTGCCTTCACATAGCGCACCACCTTCCGCATCTTGCGGTTGTAATACTCTACACGCTGCGAGGGCACGTATGCGGGGACGCCGGAAAGAAGCGCCACCGCTTTTTCCTGTCCCGGTTTCACCCGCATGATATGCCAGCGCGAATCGTCCATGGGTTCACTATAGCACAGCGGCGCGGCCCTGTCAAGTACCTAGGTAATCAGAAGGATTCTGCATGTGGCGGCCAGGGCACAGCAGCAGGGTGGGCAGGCACACCCGCCACGCGGGCGCAGGGGCGGGCCGGGGACCGGGTGCAGCGGGGGTGGGCAGCTATATACATACCGGGGCGGGGCAGTAGCGCCACGGCGGGCCGCGTCTGGGCGGGGAGAGGGGGGCACGTAAGCAGAGTGGTGTCATGGGGGGAGTGTTTTTTGGCTCGAGGCACCGGCCTTGGCCCGACACCCCTGTGTACTTACGCACGCCTGGGTCCCCTACCTGTGCGCCGATGCACACACGCCACGCTTGACACGTGCCTGGCGACGTGGTAAACTGGGGGCACGGCGAATCAGCGCCGATGGAGACAGCCCATGTACACCCTGCCCCGTGCCCCCGCCGCCCGCGCCTCCCGCGCCAGTGCAGCCGCCCACATCGCCGCCCGCCAGTCGGGCTGCCCCGCCGACCTGGCCGCTGCCCGCTGCGCCCGCGCCGCCGCGATCGATGCGCGCCAGCTGGCGGCGGCGGGCAAGCTGTGGGGGGCGACCCGTGCCATGCGGCGCGCGATCGCGGCGGCGCGGCGGGCGGGGGCGACCCCCCGCTGATCGCCAGCGGTGCGGGCGCGCATACTGACTTGCGCGCCCGTGCACACACGCGATGCTTGACGCCACCCCCGCGCCGTGGTATGATGGTGGTACGGCGACTCACCGCCGATATGGAGCACATCATGGACCTGATCATCACCCTGCCCCAGCTGCCCGTCGGCCTGCTGGTCCCCGTCGCCGTGCTGGCGTGCGCCGCCTTCGCCACGCTTGCCACGCGCTACCTGTGGTGACCCGCGTGTGGGGGGCTTGACACGCCCCCCCCGCGGCATGGTATGATAGGGGACGATCACACGAAAGGAACCCGCTATGATTCGTCGCCTTCGCTTCGCCGTCCGTGTCGCCGCCCTGGATTCAGGCTTGGCTTGCTCCTGGTCCGCGCCCTTCTGGCGCTTCGCCCGTCGCGTCCTGCGCGCCTGATTCCTTCTCCCGCGCTGCTTTGCGCCCCTGGTCGTGCCGGGGGCGCTTGCGTGTCTGGGTCACGCTTTCCGGTGGTGGCTTGCTGCTTTCCGGTGGTGGCTTGCTGCTTTGCGGTGCGCTTCCGCTGCGTCCTCGTG